AGCACCAACCCCTTACTCTTATCCAGCACCAACCCCAACGTCTGTCCCGCACCCGTTAATGCCGTAGTCCCTGCTGCATCTTGGAAAAGTATCGAATAATCATCAAGGGTTTGCGTGAAACCCTGTTCTGAGTTGGCGAATAGTTGTTTGATAATTCGATCTAAATTAATCATTCCACCAATGATCGTTGTATTTTTTGACCAGAACTGTGAGCCGCCGAAAATCTTTGTATTTTTACCTTTGATCATACATGCCTCAAGTCACAATAACAGTTCCTGTTGTGCCTAAATCCTGCCAAGCCCATATAGCGCCTTTACCTTCAATATAGACATCTGAATCAAGATGAAATATTGATAAGTCTGTTGGCTGTGAAGTTGATGCAACCCACTTAAATTTATACTTGTGGCTCTGAATTCTTACTCCAGATGTACCACTAGATACTTGCTGTGGCGTTGTAGTTAAGACAACTGCTGCTGTAGCCATAAAAAAACCTCCTCCATTTTTTTAAAGTATGAAGAAGGTTTCATGTTAGTAGGTTGGGTAAAAATCCCTGCCATTACTGGAATAGCAGGGAAACTGGTTAGACGATATAGTCGATTTTCACAACTTTTTTCTCATTCGCACGACCTGCACCATAGGATGCAATGCCGCCAATCTGCTTCACGTTTTTCTTGTCTGGACGTGTTGCAATATCGAAGTCTTGAATTGAGTTACGACCATAATGCACAGCACCTTTGGCAAATGCGTAAGTGGTCTGAGTGGTTACACCAGTATTTGTAACTGATGCAAGTTCTTCATACGGAAGCCAAATAAACCCAGCCCATTTTTTTGCAATATCACCATCTTGGATTGCCTGAATGGTTTGAATATCCCACTTGGTCAATTCAGTATCAATCAGGATTTGTTCCAAAATATCAGCGTTATAGATCATATATAACGGCAAGTTGTCCGCATGGTTTTGACGGAACAATTTACGAGCACGAACAATTTTTGCTTTGTTCATTGGTGCAGATGATGCGCCAATTTGCTGAGCTGCTGGCAAAGCTGTTGCGGTGTAAGTTTCACCATCAACAATTTTTCGCTGAATTGATGCACCCAATGCGTTATAGATAATGCGGTCACGCTGACGCATTTCTGCTGCTAAACACGCCTGCATATATTTATCAGTCGGGTTTGCTGCAAGTTTTGGTAAATCACGCGGCTCGATTGGTACGAACAAGTCATAATCAGCCATCAATGCCAAACGTGTTCCACTATCAGGAACAGACCAAACGGTATCCCCGAAACGACTACCTGAAGCCTGCATTTCTACAGAACCCAAGTCATTGATCGTAAAAGATGCGCCGCTAATTGCACCGCGATCCTCTACCCCCATTTGCAAAGCTGATTGCGTTTGCTGACACTGTACTTCAAAAGTGTCATGAAACTGGCGCTTAAACCCTGCTGTGATCATTGCGCCATTGGTTGCCATATCTTGAGCCATAACTCAATCACTCCTTATTCTTGATACTGTTTCGCGTACCACTGGCTGACCTGTGTTGTTACACGTGAATGATCAGGGTGTTTTGGATTGCTATACGCTTCACTACGCATTAATTGTTGAATATCTTCTCCACCACTTGGTTGTGTATTTTGAAGTGATGAATCCTCGCCAAGTTGCTTACCGAAGTGAGCCAAAACCTTGATGACAGCGGGGTTATTGCCCACCGTTGGGTTGTTAATATCGTCAGGTGAAAGACCAGCCGCCTGTGCTGCTTTCATTGCCAAACCAAGATTGGCTTGGGTTTCTGCACCCCATTCTGCTTGCAGTGTTTCTTTGCATGTATCAGTTTGGAGTTGTGACATTTGCTCCATGACACTTGGAATGATTTGGTTGTACTCACCCAGTACAAACTTCATCTGATCATTGGTGATGCCTGCTTCTGCTGCACGTTCAAGAAACGCCTTGTTCTCGTCAATGGCCTTAAACTCATCAAAGTTAAAACCTTCAATGTCTGCCACGGCGTAACTATCTGCCGTGATCGGCTCAGGTGTAGCAGTTTGGGTTGTTGTCTGTTGACTACCTTCGGTCTGAGTTTGTTCTACTGCCTGACCACCCAATAGGCTTGTATCTGCACCTGGTGCGGTTTGAGTGGTTTCAGTTGTAGTCGCTGTTTGTTCTGGTGTTGTTTGCTCAGTTGTCATCAATCGTTACCTCAGATTTATCTTGTTTAGTTTCAGTTGCTTTGCTGACCTGAATTAAAATGTGATCAACAACAAATTTCTTTCCAGCCTTAAAGCACGTCTCACGGTCTGCATCATGTCCACCGCGAACATACGTTGCACCGCCAAAAATATTGACCAGATCATCCATCACATCACGCCCAATAGGGTGCGCTTCAAATAACTGGTAATAGTCCATAGGTGTTGGCTTGCGTGGGTATCGATTGCGGATTGCCTTGTCTTGCACTTCGGCATCACTAATTTGATTGATAGCTTCATTGGTTTTATTGGCTGCTTCTTGGGCAACCTTTAATTTCTTCTCTGTATGCATCCATCCAAGTGATGCAATGAGAGCCAATAAAGCAAAAGCCATAATGAAAAAAATCACTGCATCACCTCGCTTGCCATTCCGCCAATATCGTCCATAGCGCTTGGGTCTTTGGTTAAAGTATTTTCAAGTCCTTTAGCTGCTGCACCCGTCACTGCCTGTGCTGCCTGCTGCTGCATGGCTTGTTGCTGTTGTTCCTGCATGGCTTTCTGACGCTCATCACGTAACTGCTGAACTTCTTCATCTGTACGCATGATTGACTGCGGTACACCACGACCTTTGCCGACTACGTTTGCCGCTGCATCAAAATTCACGACATCAAGAACGGTTTTATCTACTCCTGCCATATTTGCCAGTGATGCAATGAACTGCTCAGTTGCTACCACCTCATTTAGGCGCTGAGAGCGCGCCATAGGCGAAATAAACTTGAATGATAGGTTTGCACCCCAAAGCTCTTTTGGTGGCTGTCCAAGCGCACCAGAACGCAAAGCAAGACCAAAACAACGATCTAAAAGCGGCAATAAGAATTCAGATTGCAAACGTCCATACAATGGCCCAAGCATCTGCCGAATGATTTCGACACGTGTATTGATCTCGGTTGCTGTCATCTGCTTCTGTCCCACTGGCGGCAATGAATCAGCCATGAGCTTCTTACGAATGCCGTTTTGCAATGTGTTCAGCAAGTATTCCGAGATTTGGAAATTCACCCCATCATCAAGGCGTTTCATTGAATCAATGCTGTTAGCCACAATGACTTTGCGTGGACCTACTTTCACGGTGTACGGATTTAAAACCCCGTCATCTTCGGCAATCCACATGCCACAAATCTGCATATCTGCTGCACGTAAGGTTTGACGCATCAATTCATTACAGGTTTTTGCATCTGGCAAAGCCACTGACATTTGACCGTTGCCATAGACAGAATTAGGCAGACGGCGCAATCGTGGTACCGAACACGGAAATTCCTGATAGCCTGACTCTTTCATCATGATTTTGTTACTTACATCAATATGATAAGAAGCAAATGGCATATCGGTATTAAGCTGTCCTGCGCCTTTGGTTTTGCGTGGCTGAATGACATGCAGCACTTTAAAACGGCGGTCAGGCTCTACAGTTGCGGCATTAACAACGTCCGTGCTGCACTTACTTTCACCGTATGTATTGACCATCGCCAAAGCTGTCATTTCATGTTCTCGGTAAATCGTATCAATCAACCCATTCGGGTGACTTGATGCAATCCAGCAGCTACCAATCGACCATGACTCAAACACATAACCACCGCCCTCCTTGTGGTTAATGTCCGTGTATAAGATTCCCCAGCCTGCAACAGAAACATCGGTGATGGTTTCAAATGCTTCACTGTCAAAATTGGCTGCATGAATATTGCGCCACATGAATTGACAGACTTCTTCAAGCCAGCGTTCACCATCGGTTATATGTGAAATATCATCCATGCCATCAGGTGTGGCTTGAAACCAAATGGTATTTGCAGGCGTTACACCTGACATGATCATTGATACAAGTAACTGGATCGACTCTGCTGCTGTAGAATCGACCAGTTCCGCACGTTCCTGCTCACGCTGCGATTTTTGGCTTTGAGTTGTAGAAAATGATTGTTGGCGCTCAGGTGCGCCGTACTTGTAACAATCACTCCAATGCGACTCATAAATAGAACGGCTTAGCTTCATCTGTCCAAGCCGTGAACATAATTGCTGAGCCAAATCCATATTAACCACCGCCTAATGTTGTTTTAGCGCCACTGGTAGCTGCATTGCTTGTATCTGCTGCACTTGCAAGCAAACTTCCCTGCTTTGCACTATTGCGTAAAGCCTTCTTCTTGTTTGCTTCTGCGGCTGCTTTATCGGCTGCTGCTTGAGCTTCTGCTTCAGGATCGGTTTTAGCTACTTTTCCACCACACATTGCGATTACTCCATTACATGACCTTTTGCTGGATCAAACTTGAAACGCGGTGGCTTAGTGATTTTTAAGCCCGCTTCTGCTGCAAGTGCATCAAGCTTGTTTTCAATGCGTTTCTGACCATCCAGAATTGCAACAGCCCAAGCAGGCATAAAGTCTTCTGTTTCGCCTGAATGAGACACCTGTTCACCAACCATTGGTTCGTTTTCTTGCTCAGTGGCAACAGGTTCTTTCGCTTCTTCGGTTGGTTCTTCTGTTGCGCCTGGTGTGCGTACTGTACGTGCCATAAAAAAGCCCTACTCGGTTGAATAGGGCTAGTGTTTGATATTTAAGATTGTGGTTTGTTGGGTGATTAATCAAAACTCAAACCGATCTGCTCTGCAAAAGTATCAAGTGTCACATGTAGCTGCTCGGTTGCTACTTCTGCGCGTGTTGGGTGTGGATAGAAGTAAATCTGATTGCGTGGAATACCAAGCCCAAGCTGACCGATTTCATAGTGATAATCTAATTCACCAATACGCGGCACACGATCAACTTTGGTTTGATCTCTCCACAGCTCAATGAATTGTTCGCCGTGTTCAAAGAATGGTTTTGATCCAGTTGCCCATGCTGAAACAGTGCTGCTGTTTTTCACATCAAGCACAAAAGCGATTTTTTCATGAGACCAACCAAGGTTACGCAAGTCCAGAATCATGCGAGGAAAATCAGGACGGCGGTATTTACGTTTTTTCTTAATAAAATCTTTGGCTTGCTCTTTTGCTGAGACAAAACGCGCGCGCGCGCGAGGAGACTCAAAAAGCACAGTATTATCAACACTTAAATCCTGATTCATCACATATGCTCCCATTATTCTAATTCACTCACTATCAATCGAATTAAACCGCCTTTGACGATGTTTCCACGTTTCACAACAAGTACATCGAACTGCTCATCGTCAACACATAAGCCGCACTTCACCAAGCTATCGATAGTCGCTTTCAGGTAATTATCAATGTCCCGACACTGACGATCAGGGAAATGAAAAGTCACTTCTAATTTGAGTCTTTCTTTTGTTTGATGGGCTGGAACAATGACGCGCACAAGATCATGAAAATCTCGTGCACGGTCACTTAAAAAACGGCGCTTACCACTGGTTACCCAATAATGATTTACTGACGGTGGAATCATTCCAATTTCACAACTTAAAATAATTTCTGAATTACGCTCTAAATCCTCCGTATTCGCTTTTTTTAGCTTCGCATGTATGGCAGCTTCACTTTTCTGTTTTTGTTGATCTAGCGCCAAATGGCGCTTGATTCCGTGGCGTTTTAAATGCTCTTGTAGCTGTTGTTCAGTCATTCGCATTTATAACCACCCCAAAGCATGATTTGTGCTGTAACCAGATGCCCCTGCCAAAAGGCAGAAGGCAATTAAAAGGATCATAAAAATTAGAAAGTCGCGTGGGGTCATAGTCGATGCCCCGCTTTAAATTCTTCATCGGAGGCATGTCTCAAATAGAATGGACTTGCATTAAAACCAAGAATCAATAGATCATTTCCACTGACCTGATTTATAGGACAAACATGAATAGTTGTTGGAGCATGAACAGCCAAAACCCTATGTAGAGATTTTGATAAGTCGGGCTTATTGATCAAAACCACTTGATCATTAACCTCATAAATCACATGCTCACGGCGGTATTTAAGAAGCTCTTTCTCCAACATCCACATTTCTTTAGATGCCCACATGTATGTTTTAATCCAATTTAATTCTTCTTTAGCCTTCTCATACCCACCCAATTGTTCGATTAAGCTCACGCCGCCACCCCCTTTCTATTCCGCGCTTCAGCCACAGATGCGCTCATAATCTGACGCATGACTTTCTGCCCGTTGTTGTTCTTCGGTTTCTTAACTCTTGGTTTCGACTCTGCCTTAGGCTTAGGCTGCAAATGTCTAGCCTGCTCAGCAAACACAGCCGCGAAATGCGGTTGAAATTGCTGATATTCATGCACTCGCATAAACCCACGATTTGCAATCAGTGAAACCGTAGTTGCATTGATTCTCGCAAGTGTTGCCATGAACTTCATTGCGCCAGTGAATGCACGTGCCGCTTCAACAAATTCCTGATACTGCTCATCGGTTGCCATTGCAGGTTTTTCACGTACGATAATGATTTCCTTAGGTCGATTTAATC